CGTCCTTTTAAGAATTTCAATTTCTTTCATTCCTCCTTTTAGAAATAGTATTGCGCGCTTGCCATACGCTCTTTTACTGTGCTGCTCGTATCGTAAACGTGCTGTGAATAGATCGCGTACCTTACCGCGTCCAGAACGTCGTCATGCTCTTTTACTGGTTCGCCCGTTCGCTCGTTCCAAACATACTGATATATTTCATCTTTGAACTTGCGTACCTTATTTGAAGCAACAAAAAAGCGACCGCCCTTCATGAGCTTCGCTACTTCCTCTATTCCAGATAATACCGACTTGTAAGCATTAAAACACTTGAGCCGTTCGCGGTTAAATCGTCCGACGTGCTCGGGACGTGCCGAGTCAGCCCAGAAGAAGATATCACCGTAACGCGCTTTTATATCTTTTGCAAGGTCCACCCAAAAATCAATTTCTTTGTACTGGTGAGCGTGTTCCTCTAAAATATACACATCACCGGCCTCGGTTTGCCCGACGACCACGATAGAGCCCCAGTGTTCATAACCCCAGTCAACCCCCGCGTAAATCTTCGCGAAATGCTCGGGCAATTCGTTTACATACATATCTTCTTTAAAGTCACGATATACCGCACCTTCACCAATCACCCAACGGCCATAGATTCCCCGTTCGGTAAACATACCGGAAGGCGTCGTTGCGATCAAGTTATCGACATATCGTTGATTCAAGAATGTATTATCAAAAATTGTAAAATGATTGGCAAGTATTTTCTCGCCGTCAGCCTTGTCGATATAATCAACTTTAAGCCAATGCTTTGGATGGTCCGGGTTAGTATCGCATATAATACGCGCACCGTAACCTGAGCAACGTTTTAAAATTTCGTCGAATACTTCCTTATTCGCCAGCGTTGCCTCGTTGACATAAGCTCCGAATGCTGTCATACCACGGATAGCTTTCAAGCCAGCTATCGAGCCCGTGAACGTCGTCACGACATATACACCGAAAAGCGTAAAATTTCCGTGTCTGTCAAACTGGAATTCGTGTCCGTAAGCGTCTGTGATCTCGCGTAAGATATTTGTTTGAAGTGTCCCAGACGATACCGCACCTAAAATATACATCGGAGTTTGAACTCCGACTTTTGCAGCGTTCTTTTTAACGCGCTTCAATTCCATTAAAAACAGATCATTGTCTAGCTTAGTCTTACCAGCACGAACCGCCCCGTGGTTTATCATCATGTACCAATCACGGGCAAGGGAACGCCTCAAGATTTTAATTTGTTTATCCGTATAAAGCCGGTCAAGTGCCATCTTGAAACACCCCTTCCAGCTTATCGAAGTAATCGGCCATGATATCCTCTGAAGCAACCCCGCCTTCAAGTTGCTGCTCGCGTTTCTTGTTTTCAAGCTGCATTGCCTTGACGCGTTCTTTTTGCTCTTTCTTATCAAGACTATCTTTCGTTCCCTCGTTACCATTCATCTTCGCCAATAGCTCAATCGCTCGCATATCACCTTTTAGAGCCTTTTGCAAAAGAACCGTCACGACTGCCGTCTGGTTTGTAGCCCTCAAGCCCTTTTCTTCGAGTGTTTCTTTGAGTTGCGGACTGAAGACGTCCATCGCCAATATCTCATTGACTTTCTTTTTTAGGTCTGCTTTTTCCCTTCGAGCTTTCCCGGAGGCGATACCGCCTTTTCGTGAAATTTCTCTTGCTTCTTCCTTGCTTCGCTTAGTAACTGGAATCAAGTTTTCTGATCCATCTCCGGCCATCGCCTCCCTCCTTTACAGTATATTTTTTGTCAGTAATAAAAAACAGCCCCCGGAAGGGCTGTCGAGTAGAATGGAAAGGTGACAAGGAAAACTCATGAAAAACCTTGTCAAAGCGGACGGGCGGAATCGAACCGCCTGAAAATATAAAATAAAATTAAATCAAAGGAAGATATGCAACTACTTTTCTGTTTGGTAAAAAACGATTAAATACAAAGGAATCCATGAACCTGTCGTCCGCGTAAGAAGCGCGTTATCGCGCCTCAAAAGTTCTTTTTTTCGTTTTTCTCCTGATAATACAATTTTATCACCTTTTTTCGTGCATTTTTCCCAACTTTTAGCGACTTTTTAAAAAAATACTTGTATATTTCTTTTCTAGCCCTTCAAAGAACGGCTTAATAATATGCCGATAGACCGAATTTTTTGACATAAAGAGCTCGAGCGCCACTCCTTCCACGTTCTTTGTTAGTGTTACATAAAGGGCTCGAATAGCTTCCCAATTTGTGCTACCACACTCAGTCGAATATTCTTCGATAGCTTTCGCTAGCGTATAGAGTCGAATCAATTCGGGATCATTTTCTTTCATAATGACATTTTTCAAGGCTTCGGGAGTATTCTTTGCGGTCTTACTTTTGATATACCAGTTTTCGTCAAAATTTTGATACGGGAAAGTAATTTCTTCGATACGTTCTTTTATTTCTTTATCGAAGGGATAGCGTCTAAGCGCGTCTATTAAATATCCGTATCGTGTTTCAATTCTCAAACTTCCCACCTTTCTAGCCTGATAGCTTTTTAAAATTCTTTTTGATAGATATCGAAGACGCCTTTCTTTTGTGATTCTCTATAAGCAATCGCTTCTTCTTTCGTTTGAAATTCGACTTCCTCTTCCTCAAACGGTGACGATCGATTATATTCCATCCTTGTAGTCTTCAAATACTTTCTCACAATCCAAACTTTCAAAGTTCCACCTCGTCCCCGATTTTAATTTTTTGATATTTTTGTTCATTTATCACAAAAACATTATCATTTATCGTTATCGTATATAAGCTACCTATTTTCTTCTTTTCGCTTACAATTCCTTTTATTCCCGATCCTTGATTATCTGCATGATAAACAAGCAAGGTCTGTACTTGCGTGACTTTAATTGACCTCTGCATAAACAGTAAGCAAGTAGTTAATAGGCAATAGCCAATTAAGAAGTGTTTCAATCTTACACCTCCAAAAATTCTGGATTTTCGTAGATGTTGCCAATGACTTCAAAGTGATAACAAGCTAGAAATAGTGGGTCCCATTCTGAAACCCTTTCTTTCAGTCCATCTACAAATCTGTAAATAAAACTTGCGTAAGAACCGTGCCATTTGACAACTGCTTCTCTGCCTTTGTAATCAACTATATCCCCCTCAAATATTTCCTTACCGTTCTTGTCTTTGAGTCCTGTTGATTGCATGAGTACTAAATCTTCTGCTAAAACCATGTAAGTAATTCCATCCCCAATGCAATATAACTCATCCTCTAGCCAACTGATGTGATCAATTTCATTATCCATTTTCTGTTCTTTCTTCAACCACGCTCTAAATTTTGGTTTCATTCTTCCATCTCCTTTTTTAAATGCATAATTCTAAGGTTTACATAAGCCATTGCGTGACTTAAAAAAGGCGTAGGATATTTAGGTAACATTTCACGCATACGTTCATAGTATTCTAATTCAGTTTCTTCTTTCATTCCGTTACCTCCTCAATCTTTTTTATTATTTTTAAATACCTTATAAAAAACTACAAACCAATATGAAGCCCACATAAGATATGATAATGATTGAAGAAATTGTTCAATTGTCATTCCGTTACCTCCTTACTTTTTTTGAATTATTCCGTTTGAAAATAGGATTTTTCTTTTCTTTTTTCTTCTGCTTGTGATACTCACTGTCTTTGTTAAAGATAATATCTTCGTATTCAATAAGTTCAGGAATGAAGTATCCAGATGGGTATCGTTCAGGTCGTTCCATCACTCCACCTCCTCTTTTAATTTAACCGCAATTTCTAAGTAAAATTTTTGTTCGGGTATATCCAGAACCATTGTGTCGTTTTTACCATCTGAACTGACGATAATTTCACCGATTGCCAAAACCAAGTCTTCAATTGTGCTATTTGTCGTAAGGCTCATTCTGTTACCTCCTCAATCTCAATCCCCTCACAATCAAACACCCAGCCGAAGTCTGCTTCTTCTAGTTCTTTTCGGGTGTGGTGTGTGCGATAATTATTAGAATTACCACTTGTACCAAAGAACCAAATTGCAAGTTTTTTGTTAATGGCTAGACATCCATTGACACGCTTCATCCCTTTCACTTTCACCAAATACCGCTTTTCTTTCTCGATCTCGTAGCCGTCAAGCCAAGCACGAACGAAAGCTTCTTGGTTACTATTAACCTTAATCCAATCTATCACCTTGTGACTGTCATCTGAGTAATGTAAGATGGTATTTATATTCATAGCGCTTTTTAAATTAAAACCAAAATTATTTTTACATTGCTCAATCCAATCCGCAATTAACTGCGGGATTGTCACTTTCGGCGGTTCGTCTAGTTGTTTTAAATCTCTCAAAACTTCAGACGTATCAACCCTTCTGAAATAGTTATGATTCAAATACTCGTATTTTTCGATTAATTCTTTAACATTCATCTTCTCGTCCCTTATTATATTTTTCTACCAATTTATGCAACCAAGACCAAACATTAGTTTCTTCACTGATTGGCTCAACGTCTCTTTCTTGCAACCAAGCGGAGAAATTAACCACGTTATCAATATAGATCGTGAAAAAATCGCCCCAACTCCACCAAGTTAGATCAATTTCTGTTTCAGTTCCGTTTTCATCTTCAACCGTGATTGAACCATTTTCTACTAACGCTGTTCCAAAACAAACCTCACAAGTACCCGTTTGTTCTTCTTGAAAATCTGAATTGTATTCAGTTACTTTATACTTCATTCCGTCACTTCCTTTAATTCAACCATCGGGTTATCCAGTAACCACTCGAGATTTTTCGCTTTAATTTCATCGATTGTAAACGTCTGTTTAAACTCGACCGTGTAACGCGTTTCGTCTTCAATCTCTATGATATACGTCCCCCGTGTCTTCTTTTCATTTTTCGTTGTAGCGATCAGGCTTCTCAACGTCCGAATATTCGCTCCGGTCTGGTCTACGATTTCTTGTAAACTACCGACTGCTGTTAGCTCGTCTTTTCGATAATATGCAAAAGTACGGACTTTCATCGGTGAGCCCAATAATTCGACGTCTGTCACCTTAAAAAAATCGCAAAGAGTTTCGATTCCGAATTGACTCGGTAATCGCGAACCATTGAACCATGAAATAACTGTATTGTAAGCATACCCGAGCTTATCTGCTAAGTCTGTTTTCGCAAGCCCTTGTTCTTCTGTGAATTTTTTCAGATTTTCCCGCAAGTGTTTTTTTTGCTCGATGTCATATTTCACTAGTCCCATTCTCTACCTCTTTCTTCTTGACTGATATTTCGTACAATTGCTTTTTAATCGGGATTATGAAATTACCCTCAGTTAATTGTTCATCATCTTGTAATCGTTTAACAACTCTCGCGCATAAAGCACCAAGCGCCGTTTGTGGATCAAACTTTTTTAGTTTATCTTGTTCCATTTCTTCCAAAATTTCAAAA